GGCGCGGCACCCAACAGGATTAGAGCATCTGAGCAGATTGAGAGTGAAGTATCACCAGCGGCCATATTGCCCTCCTGTTAGTGGGGAAGGGGAGCCGAAGCCCCCCAACCTTTAGATAACTGCCGTTGTAATAACGCCAGATGTATTTGTGGCAACAAGGGTCTGACCACCATCGCTACCGTATGTATAGATCCAATCACCAGTAGTGATAAGAGCTTGAACGGTATTGAAGTAACCAGAACCAGCAATAGCAGCTTTGTTGTCACCAGATGACTTATAGCTATAAATTGCTGGAGCATTGCCGCTTTTAGAAGCGCCAACTGTTGCCCAATTTGCAGATGCGAATGCCATTGTCTAATCTCCTAATTATTCGGTGCAAGAAATTTTGACAATGCCTTCACCGTCGATTGCAACAGAACCTGCGGAGAACATCGAGCTAACCAAGAATGACGTTTTTTCCGGAACGTAATTCACTTCGGTTTTCTGCGACATTGACTCAGCGTAGCCCATTGAATCCTGGTGCCAAGCAAAACAGGTGCGAGTAGAAGGCTTAGGAATACCGCCCTCATCACGATCACCCATAGTCAAAATGGTGAAGCCCATGAACGTGTTGATCTCACCTTGCACAAGAGCCTTTACAGCAGCAAAGTCTTGGCTAGTGATTTCAGTTTCACCAAGCAATGCGTCAAGCTGAGAAGCGTGCATGAGCAACCTACGATTTTCTGAAGGTACGTTCTTCTCATTCAATGCTTTAGCTGTAGCGCGTAGCTTTTCAATGTTCATGTTAGTGCCAGCACCGCCCACAGTTGTTGCAACTGTAGATGTACCAGTGGCCGCGTTCAGAGCATCAATCATAATCTGATCCATACGACGAGCGATAGATTTAGATACGACTTGAACCAACTCAGAGCGCTCATCAAAGTTGATGTGCGATTGCTGGAAGATGTCTGAATATTCTGCCGCGATGTAATCTTCCATCGTTGCAGTTACTCGACCATAAGTCACGTTTAGTGGTGTGACATCAGTTTGTGGAACGCGAAGTGTAGCAACACCTTTTCCGATTGTGGGAAACTTTACGGTATTACCGGCTACTCCGGTGCGTGTCCTCATCGTGCCGCGAAGCAGCGATTCGGCTTGATACGCTTGTTTGACCTCAGAGTCGAAAAGATCAACAAACGCCGTTGTGACGTTCTGCGCCATTGCAGATACCTCCTATTGGGTTTCAACAAAACGCTTCCGTTATCCGAGGGTCGGGCGGTCGCTTGCGCGTTATGGCCGCGCCAGCCAGTAGAATACTACATCCAACGGGCCGGTGCGCGGTTAGCCGTCAAGACTAAAATACACGCAAGCGATACTTATTGCAAGAGTTTAGGCTCTTTGCTGTGATTGGAACCATTGACGTTCCATTTTGGTGCGCCAGGCGGCATCAGTTTTCCAACGCGGATCTGCAACAGCAACATTAAGATCTTCTTTAGTAAACTCTTGCTGCTCGACCACAGGCTTGATCGGAATGTTCTCATTCGTGATAGCCTGGTGATACTTTAGGAACGCATTGATTGAGTCGGCATTGTTCAGAGAATATGCTATCGCTTCACGCTCAGAGTTGTTGAGAGGCGCTTTCTGCAAGATGCGCTCAGTCATTTGGATCTTTTCAGAGGCGTTAGAGCCTAGCTTCTCCATCTCAGCGCGCTGATCGTACTGGACACTCTCTTGCTCATCCTTCGCCATAGATAAGACGCGACCGGCAAGATCCTCGAAAGCATCCTGGCTAATCCCGTTTTCCTTAGCCCAGTCCTGATATACGGAGACAGTCGGATCGTCAGCGTCCAAACCCTGATCCGCAAGTGAAGATATATCATACTGCTCCGGTGCTTTATGCTTGCCCGACTTAAACTTCTTTTCCAGCTCTGCGTAACTTTTCGCCAGCTTTTCAACATCAGGGCCATCCTCATCCCAAAACTTTGCAGGGTAATAGTCAGGGCGCTCTAGCGGCCCATCATCATCTTCAGATGCTTGCATCTCTTCCTGTGGCTGTTCGTGAACCGGAATAGGTGCATCCTCTTGAGGAGCCTCTGGTTCTACCACGTTAATCAACGGTGCATCTGCATCCGCTTCTACTGCTGCCGCTTCTTCAGCCATTGTTTGACCTTTCTATTTTTTTCTCAATCATGCGAACGATCTCTGCCATTCCTGTTCTAGCATAACCAAAGCTCGCATCTTCTCCAGGGTGCCAAGTTGGTTGCTCAATCGTAACGCTACGCAAATGGCTTAGAACCTTCTGCCCTTCAGAACTTTTGAAAACCTTACCATATAGAATATCTATATCTTCGGCTCTTGGCGCTTCACTGACAGCCTGGGTTAATCCTTCCCAGCCTTCGGGTGAACTCATTGCATTGCCTCCATTGTGGCCCCTCCATCAGTTGCAGCGGGTGGGCCTTGTTCTGCCATCATTGCTTGCTGCATCTGTTCCATCATCATTTGCTGCTCTTCCGGTGTGGTAAGCAGTTCTTGGTTTATGTTCATCTTGCTTGCGATGAATTGAGTTATGCGCGGAATAGACAAAGCTGCTTGACCCTGTGGGCCGAGAGCATTGGCGATCTGCATAAACTGAACAATATCGTTTACTTCTTGTAGCTTCTGAGCCTGAGCCAGAGGCGCAACCGGCGTAACCTTAACCTCAACGCCATTTACCTTTAGTGGTAGATCGATGAAGCCCTGCTGATCCATGATAAACAAAATGCGCGATACAATCGGAACCATCGTTTCATCTATCAATCGGCCAAAGGCAGATCCTAGATTAGTCGCAAGCTCACGGGATCTTTCTGCAATTTCTGTTGCTGATCGAGCAGACATATTATCAGGCGGCAACGTGTCATCCATCAGGATCTTCTTCACGTTCATACGCAGATCATTCATCACGATCTGACTTACATTAAAGTCACCGGCTCTAGGGAGGGGAGCCAGTGACGCACCCTGTGGGCCACCGTTACGAGCAACACCGATAACCGAGCCAGGCTGTATCTTAATATTCTGAGGGTTCAGAACGCCATCATCTGCCGCTGTATATACGCCAGCAATCGCCAAAGAAGCATTCTTAAGAACTAGCTCAACAGTTTTGTTAAGCGTCTTAATGTCAGAAATGGCTGTAACTAATGGGCCACGGCCATATATCTCACCGGCCACCTTCATATATCGAGCAACAATAAACGGTGATGACTTCATTGTTCGGTACACAAGCTCTTGCTTCTTGCCAGGCCAAATAACGTGATAGCAATAAACGGCTCGCTCATAATCATAGATAACCGCATCCATCAGATCGATCTCTTTGGATGGCGATTGCTCTATTGCCTGGGCTAGTTCACTTGTCATTTCCGCGTCAGGAAACTCTTGTGGTATCGTTTCAGCCTTCATGCGGAGCTTGCGATAAACATTATCGACATTGCCGAATGTTCCCTCTTCAATAGCAACGAGATACTGAGGAATAGGCGTAAAGCGGATGGGCGTAACCTCATCACCAGGCGTCACCATCATCACGGCAGTACCTACGCAAAGATCCAGCAAGAACTCACCCATAGCCAGATCAAAGTTCGTCTGACGCATGATCTCAAACATACGGGTGGTATAAGCATCCAGAGCAGCCTGAGCCTGCGGTTGTTGCTGCTCTGGAATGCCGGTGCCAGCCTCTAGGCGACACCATTCTTTTTGCGGGGGAAACAAACCAGCTTGTATGCGATTAGCAAAGCGCTGGGTGGCGTGAATAGCCGTAGAGTCAAAGACCCTAGACATCTTGCCTTTACCAGCTACACCGCCCTCATAATAGCCTGAGTATAAGTTTCGTTGCGGGAGAGCGAACTCATAGCAATCTTCATAGATAGAACGCCACTCATCCTTGCGAGCCTGAGCTTTGGCTTCACGTTCAATAATATCTTTTACATTCAGCCGAGCCATTTACTTATCCTTTTTTATTCCGTTGGGCAAAGTTACGAGCTGCCTCAACAGAGCCGAATCCCCACGCCTTGAGCGCCAAAGCCTTTCTAGTAGGCCTACCCTTTTCATCTTTCATTGGCCCCTTCATTCCAGCAAAACGAGCAGCAAAGCTAACTCGCCTGGGGTTTGTTCCCTTTTTAACTGGAGCTTTTAGGTTGCCACCCTCTTTTGCTTCAAAGTGCTTACGACCAGCTTCGTTAAGACCGCCCTTTGGGTTTTGAAACTTTTTTGCTACCATCGCCCTCTATCCGCTTCATAGTGCCATAAACATAGGCTTGCTTACGCTCACCCTTTAGATTTAGCCGCTTTGCGCTTAGGAGCAGACTTCGGTGTAGCTTCTTTGGCATCAGCTTTTACCTCTTTAGTTTTTTCTGGCGCAGGCTTTGCGCGGTGATGAACTCTAGGATCTGATTTAATCTGTGTCATTTTTTTGCCTTCTCTATATTAAGCAGTAATGCCCTTCTCTTTTTGGTTTTTTCACCCTTTTCTTTTTCAAACTTTTTTCTTCGGCGCTGACCAGCAGCCTTCTCTTCAGCAAGCCTTTTTGCGGCAGCATCATTTACTGAGGAAGCTCGCCTATTTCTTTCTCTGCGATCCTTAGAGCTTTTACTTTCCAGATCAGCCATAACTTTTTTTGATGCTTCGGATTGGCCGCTGTTGCCGGTAATCTTTCCTCTAGGAATAGCAGTCAATGGTCTGCCGCCAATATCAGCCTTAACTTGGTTAAAAGTATTCTTGGCCGTTGCGCCAGCGCTCATCTTCATTACTGACCGCCGCCCAACTTAGTTTGCTGCGGCAAATCACCTGGCCCCTCCTGACGAGCTGGAGAGAACAGCAGCCTCATTCCACCAGTACGGCGCAACCGTCGACGGGCCTGAGCGCCCTGCATCTCTGTGCGCTCCTGAGCTGTTGCGCGTTCTTCAGATCTTGCCTGAGCCGCTTCAGCATCTTTCTCCGCTTGTGTCTTGCCGCGTCTACCGCCACCAAATAATCCCGCCATGCTAAAACCTCGTCATCATGTAATAGTCAGCCCCCTCTGGGCCAAACCTTCTCATAACACTTTCTACCTCAAAACGTAGTGCTTTGGCAAACTTAAATGCGGTATCATTTTCCACTTTTACGCAGATTTGTAGCCTTCTAACCCCATAATCTTGCAAAGCGGTATCGGTTACGGCCCTTGCGCCACGCACAAGTGATATCGCATGACTGCCAATGTCCTTGCTGGGAACAAGCCACATCTCTGCCAGGCCATGCCAGATGTGCCGAATGCCAAAAGCTATAACAACCTTGCCTCTGCCAATACCCGCCCAGCTCCATCCATCCTCAGAATTATCCCAAATGTAATCTATATAGTTGGGAATATACTCCATGTATTCTTTGTTATCATCGGCCAGTCGCATTCTGGCGACATGCTCATAGCGCAGAGGAACAAGCTGCTCGTCGGAACTCATGCGGAACTCTGGAAGCTGAACCAATCCCATCAGAAGATCTCGAAGTCTGTTGTTGCGTTGAATGTCTGGCCACCGCCAAAGCTATTGCCGTATGTACCGCGCCGCAATCGACGTTGCTCACCACCACCCAGCATTAGATACCCAAACGCATCCCCGCAGTGAGAATGCTCATTCTTTACCGGCATATCCTTGAAGCGCTCTTGCCCAGCGCCGAGAGATTGACGCTTGAAGAAGTAACCGCCAGCCAAAGACTTTCGCACCCGCAAGCATTTCTTGTTTATCATTAGACCAGGCTTGCCACCCACCAGCCGGTTCATA